TCCCTGTATATGTTTCTCAGTATGCTCCTACCATCGCGGCAGGTGCCTACACAGTCGCTTTCGGCGATTTCCAGAACTACTGGATTGCGGATCGTACCGGCAGAACCGTTCGCCGTGCAGACGAGCTCCACATCGCCAACCTTCAGACCGGCTTCTACGCTTTCCAGCGTGTTGACGCTAAGACGGTACTGCCTGAAGGCATCAAGCTGCTCAAGCAACACGCCTAAGGAGGTAGCGATATGAGCAAATATAACGCGAAGAACTACACCGAACAGGGTGGTGAAAAAACCGTCATAGGCGGTATTCTTGAAATCAAGGAGGGAGCCTCGGTAACGGGGCTTCCTTCTGCAATTAACCAAGCAGCAAGCACGGCAACCACTGTAGCCGGAGTCAAGGACGATTTCAACGCTCTGCTGCTCAAGCTGAAAGATGCAGGGCTTATGACACCGGATGCATGGAATGTATCGGTTTCTAAAATCCCCACGCCCAGTGGTGAGGATATAAACGCCAACCAAAGTAAGGTTACGGCGATCACCATTGAGGACGGTGTTATTACCGTTGCTGCTTCTGTATCGGAGCTGATTGCTTTTCCAAGCTCTAATCCGGCGCAGGGTACGCATAAGTGGGTCGGAATGCTCATTACCACAGGACTTACAGATATTTCTGCGGTTAAGTACAACGGCTCTCAACTTACAGCCGCTGATGCTACTGAAGCTACTACTGTCGGTGGTTCAGCCGGAGATATCGTCATGTGGCTAAAATGCGATGAAATCATAAATACGCCGAAGGTCTTCACCCTGTGGGCTTCCGGCTATCCCGAAGCAACCTTCACTGTAGTAATTACTGAACCGGAAGAATAATGAAAGGACGGTGGCGGTATGACACTGCTTGAAAAAGTCAAAGCAAATCTCATCCTTGAACACACGGCGGACGATGAACTCCTGCAGATGTACATCACCGCCGCAGTTAAATACGCCGAAAGCTATCAGCATCTCACAGAAAACTACTACACAGATCATCTCATGCCGCCTACCACAGAGCAAGCCGTCATTATGCTGTCATCCCACTTCTATGAATCCAGGGATGGCAGCACGGGCGGCTTTTTTGCCGACAATGTGCAAGCGGGACTGCAGGTGTGGGACACGGTCAATCTACTTTTACGGCTTGACCGGGATTGGAAGGTGTGAACATGAGCTTTGGTAAGATGAACACCCTCATCGACATTGTCGAAAAAGTGACCATAAAAGATACAGAAGGATTCCGAACCGAGGTTGACAATATTGTCGCCTCGGTTAGAGCGTACCGGGAAGGTCGGCACGGCAACGAAAAATGGGCAAACCGCGCTCAATTCTCCGAAGCCACCGACCTTTTCTGCTTTCGACGAATTCCTAATGTAGCCGTTACGACTGCAATGGTTGTGGTGAACAACGAAGGTCGTTTTGAAATCACCTCAGTTGAGGATGTCAAAGGGCGCGGGATGTATATCGAGGTACTCGCCAAGGAGGTGAAGCCGAGTGGCTAAAGCAGCATTTAAAATGCCGGAGGACTTCCTTCTGAAGCTATCACGGCTTGGAGAGAAAACGGATGAAATCATCCCAAAGGTGTTGGAAGCGGGTGGCGAAGTTGTGGAAGCAAAAGTAAAGTCCAACCTTCAAGCTGTTATTGGCAGCGGAACAAAGGAAGAAAGCCGTTCCACGGGCGAGCTGATCTCGGCGCTGGGCGTTTCCTCCGCAAGACAGGATAAGGACGGGAATTTCAATGTAAAAGTTGGATTTTCTGATCCTCGTACTGACGGTAAAAGCAACGCCATGATTGCGGGGGTGCTGGAGTACGGCAAAAGCGGACAGTCTCCGAAACCCTTTCTAAAACCCGCAAAATCGGCAAGCAAAAGCGCCTGTGTTGATGCGATGATCGCAGCGTTTGAGAAGGAGGTCGAAAACATATGAGTCTGCTTCAAGAACTGAACACCCTCCTCTCACCGATTGCACCCGTTGAGACAGGCGTTTTTTCAGAATCCGCCCCGAACAGATACGTTGTGATTACACCGCTGGCGGATACCTTTGCTTTATATACCGATGACGGTCCCCATCACGAAACACAAGAAGCGCGTCTGTCTCTTTTTGATAAGGGCAGCTACACAGCTACTAAAAACCAAATTGTACGCGCTCTGCTGAACGCGGAATTCACCATAACTGACCGCCGGTATGTGGGCCACGAGGACGATACCGGCTTCCACCACTACGCCATCGACGTGGCGAAAATTTATGAACTGGAGGATTAACAAATGGCTACAATTGGGCTGGATAAGCTTTATTACGCAAAAATCACGGAGGCTGTGGACGGAACAGAAACCTACAGCGCTCCAATCTCTCTTGCCAAAGCAATGAAAGCAGATCTGTCGGTCGAGCTTGCTGAGGCGACGCTTTATGCGGACGACGGTCCCGCCGAGGTCGTAAAGGAATTTAAGAGCGGCACTCTCTCGCTGGGTATCGACGATATCGGCGTTACGGCGGCCGAGGACCTTACGGGTGCAAAACTTGACGACAATAACGTCGTTGTGTCCGGCAGCGAGGACGGCGGCACTCCCGTCGCGGTAGGCTTCCGTGCAAAAAAGGCAAACGGAAAGTACCGCTATTTCTGGCTTTACCGGGTGAAATTCGGTATCCCGGCGACAAATCTTGTCACCAAGGGTGACAGCATCACTTTCTCCACTCCGACCATAGAGGGTACTGTCTTTCGCCGCAATAAAGCTGACGGAAACGGCAAACATCCGTGGAAAGCCGAGGTCAATGAGGACGATACGAGCGTACCGGCTTCCTTAATCACCGGCTGGTACACACAGGTTTATGAGCCGACATTCACACCCCCTGCCGGAGGTGAAGCATAATGGCTGACGAAAGAAGCTCCAAGATTGCCATCGGCGGTGCAGAGTATGAGATGCTCCTCACCACAAAGGCGACGAAGGAAATCGCTGGGCGCTACGGCGGGCTTTCCAATCTTGGCGAAAAGCTGATGAAAAGCGAGAATTTCGAGATGGCTCTTGATGAAATCGTATGGCTTATTACACTCCTCGCCAATCAGTCGGTGCTGGTACACAATCTGAAAAATCCCGCCAAAAAGCGCGAGCTGCTCACAGAGGAAGCTGTCGAACTACTCACTTCGCCCTTTGAGCTTTCGGATTACAAAAATGCCATCATGGACGCGATGTATAAAGGAACGAAGCGAAATGTGGAAAGCGAGGATGAACCCTCAAAAAACGCATCGGTCGGGTAAGCGATGAAGAATTGTTTGCCCGGCTGATTTTTTATGGAACAACCCTCCTCGGTCGGGCGGAGCCCGAAGTATGGCTGATGCCGATCGGACATCTGCTCGACCAGTGGGAGATATACAAGCAGTTTAACGGTTTGGCAAAGGCCAAACGCGAGTATTACATCGACGAAATCATACCAAACGGAATCTAAGGAGGTGGTGAGATATGGCTGACAATTTTGGCTTGAAGATTGGAGTCGAGGGCGAAAAAGAGTTTAAAAAGGCGCTCTCCGACATCAACCAGTCGTTTAAGGTGCTCGGCTCGGAGATGAAGCTGGTCGAGTCCGAATTCGGAAAAAACGAAAACAGCGTCCAGTCCCTCACCTCCAAAAATGAGGTTCTGACCAAACAAATCGACGCCCAGAAAGATAAAATCGAAACGCTCCGCAAAGCGCTGGAAAACGCCTCCGATTCCTTTGGCGAGAACGACCGCCGCACACAGCAGTGGGCGGTGCAGCTGAATAACGCGCAGGCGGAACTCAACGGCATGGAGCGCGAACTGAAGGACAACGAAAAGGCTCTGGACAATGTGGCCGACAATTTTGACGATGCCGAGAAGCAAGCCGACCAATTCGGAGACGAGCTTGAAAAAACGGGCAAGGAAGCCGATTCCTCCGGCAGCAAGTTTGAAAAGCTCGGTTCGGTTGTCAAAGGTATCGGCGCTGCAATGGGTGCGGCTTTTGTTGCTGTTGGTGCAGCTGCTATAAGCGCGGGCAAGGCTCTGGTTGACATGACCGTTGAAGCCGCAGCCTATGCGGATGAAATGCTGACCCAAAGTACTGTTACGGGTATGTCAGTGGAAAGCCTGCAGGCTTACTCCTACGCCGCCGATCTGGTGGATGTGTCGCTTGACACGCTTACAGGCTCGATGGCCAAGAACGTCAAGTCGATGTCGAGCGCGGCGGACGGTTCCGCAAAATATGCCGACGCGTACGCGCGGCTTGGCGTGTCGGTTACCGATGCCAATGGCAATCTCCGAGACAGCGAGGACGTTTACTGGGAGGTTATTGATGCGCTTGGCGAAGTTTCCAATGAAACGGAGCGTGACGCGCTCGCCATGCAGCTCTTCGGCAAGAGTGCGCAGGACTTGAATCCTCTTATCGCCCAGGGCAGCGAGGGCATCGCTGCGCTGACCGAGGAAGCGAAACGCATGGGCGCTGTTCTCAGTGAGGAGAGCATCGAAAAACTCGGTGCCTTCGATGATTCCGTTCAGCGGCTGAAGCAAGGCTCGGAAGCCGCCAAGCGCGTGATGGGTACTGTTCTTCTTCCGCAGCTTCAGACGCTTGCGGACGAGGGAACCACACTTCTTGGCGATTTCACATCCGGATTGGTGGACGCCGGGGACGACTTCGGCAAAATCAGCGAGGTCATCGGCAACACGGTCGGCGGGCTTGTTGACATGATCATGGAACATTTGCCAAAAATAATTCAGGTCGGTATGGACATCGTCATGGCTATCGTAAACGCAATCGTTGAAAATCTGCCGACCATCGTGGAGTGCGCGTCCTCTATCGTCATGACGCTCTTGGAAGGGTTGATTGAGGCTCTGCCCGCTATCACGGAGGGCGCGTTACAGTTAGTGCTGACACTGGTTCAAGGCATCATTGACAATCTGCCCGCCATTATAGAAGCCGCTATTCAGATGATCGTGACTCTGGCCTTGGGCATTGCGGATGCTCTGCCGGAACTGATTCCATCCATCGTCGAGGCAATCCTCCTGATTGTTCAGGTGCTGCTCGACAATATGGACAAAATCCTCGAAGCTGCCTTCGCCATTATAAAGGGACTGGCGGAGGGGTTGCTGAACGCCCTGCCCGAACTGATCGACGCGCTGCCCGAAATCATAACGACCATAATCGATTTTATTACAGACAACCTTCCTGAGATTATTGAAATGGGCATCGAGCTCACCATTCAGCTTGCTGCCGGACTGATTCAAGCCATTCCGCAGCTTGTGGCAAAACTACCGGAGATCATCGCGGCTATCGTAACAGGCCTTGGGAAAGCGGTCGGCGCTGTGTTTGAAATCGGCAAGAACATCGTGACAGGCTTATGGGAAGGCATCAAATCTCTCGGTTCTTGGATAGCAGACAAGGTTTCTGGCTTTTTCTCCGGCATTGTTGACGGAGCGAAAAGTCTGTTAGGAATCAACTCGCCGTCAAAGGTGTTCGCTGGAATCGGTGAAAACATGGGCCTTGGCATCGGCGAAGGCTTCACCAGCGCCATGAAGGGTGTGGAAAAAGACATTACAAATGCAATCCCCACTGACTTTGACATTGATATGAATACCGGCATCCATAAAGTGATGAACGACACCTCGCTCGATGTGAAGAAAACCGTTGAGCATACAGGTGTGATTCGGGTGGAAGGTGTTAATTCCACCGGTGAAATGACCTCAGTAATAGACATCATCGTCGACAGGCTCAGACAGGAGGTGCGCGTATGAGTTATTTGAAAAACGCAGAAACCAATGAAATCATCACGCGCTATGTGAGCCTTCGAAAAACGCAGGAGATCATCCGAACGGTGCAGACTGCCCTTGACGGAACGGAATATCTGACCCGTTTCGGTTCACCGACCGTGCATTATGAACTGACTCTCTATGTTAATGAAGCCGGGAAAGCCGCGCTGATGGAAGCCGAGGACAGCGTTCCGCTGCTTGAATGCTCAGTAAAGCAGGGCGTTTTCAGCGGAAGAATTACTGAACTCGGCGACTTTGATTATCAGGCGGCTGGCTGGTATAAGGTCACAGCCACCCTTGCGGCGGTAAGCGAGGTGAGCGACCCATGAGAAGCATACCAACGGCGCTGAAAGAAAAACTCGCTAATCGTTTCAAGGTAGAAAACACGGACAGCTTAGCAACGCTCCGCGTGGTAGCCACACAGACCTCAGTCAACTCGCTACTCTCCGAGCCGATTCACGAGGATATTGCTCCCGAGTTCGGCGATGTAGCCGTGCGCCAGACGGTCGGAGAATCCGATTTATCTCTTGCATATGCCATCTGTTTGGACGACGGTGTCGCAAAGATATATAAACGGAAGTTCCCGGCTGGCTTGGAGTATCCGTGGGAGTACCAGTGGACGCACGGAGCGGCGACCGATGTGGCGATTGAATTCAACGGCGTGTGGAAAATGAACGCCGAAAAGGAATGGTATTACCTTCAAGCCGAGGAATACCCCTATATTTTTTATGTCCGTGACGGAAACCTCTATGTTCAGGTCTGGCGTGACAGCGATAATGCCTCTCTGCTTGCAACCGGCGTTTCCCAGATATCCGCCTGCAAGGGCTGGCAGTCCAGCGTTGAACCGGACCTTGACCAAGGCTTGATCATCGGCTACCTCAAAAGCGGCTCGGTGTATTACCGGGCGCTCTGCTGTCAGGAAAACGGAAACTATGTCTGGGAAGCAGAGCATGAAGTAGCCACGCTTGGTACGGGCAACACGACACTGTCAGTTATCCGAACAAACGACTTCCGCATAGGATTTTTGACGCAGAACAACGGACGGATGCTGCTGGCACTAACGCATCGGAACTATGCCGGAATGAGCGTCCGGCCGGAAACGGTCCACATCAACGCCTCTAATGTAAGGATGTGGATTTCCGATATAACCGAACTGGGTACGCTGAGCAAGGAGTCAGCATCCGGGAATACCGCTTATCCTTATGTTCTCCTGGATGCGCCGGACACCGGAGAAATTTCCGTGGCCTCGGTGGAAAAACTGAACCGCGAGACGGGCTTTGTATGCTATGGCTTTAAAATTCATCTCACAAAGCCTTTGAACGGAAGTATCGATGCAGGTTTCCCGGTGAAATGCACCCTCTCCGTTTCCGGGGTGACCGTTAGCTCCGCTACCTATGACAGCGAGGAGCAGGCGCTTGTTCTATATACGAGCTCTGATATTCGCAGGACGGTAGCGGTAACCATTACAATGCCGGAATACCGTTCACTCTGGTATTACAAACTTGGCATACAAAGATGGTTTCTGCCTACTCTGAGCATTGTAGCCGCCTCAGAAACTTTGGACTACTTCACGTATGAAAAAGAGACTGCAGCCATATCCACGATTTCGGCGGGAGTTTGGATTGACGAGGCTGTTTTCATCGAGTGCTTCCAGCCTGCGCATACGGCTGTCATTGCGGTTGTGGCTTCGTCTGTAAGCCTGCAGCCTGTTTCAACATTACCGATTTAGGAGGTTTTCAAAATGAAGATACAAGAACGAGCTGTTCTTCACAACCGTTTTGACATTAAGGTCGTCGATGCCGTAAGCGGTAAAATCAAGCAGACAGCAGTCGGCTTCAACGTCATTACGAACTACTATTTTAATAGCAGGCTGACGGCTTCTCCGCTGAGTAAAACGACAGACCTGTTCAGATATATCGCAGTTGGTACTGGAACGGGGACGCCCGCCGTTACGGATACCGCCCTTTTTACACATCTTACGCGCAAAGCTGTGACGACGCTGGAAACGGTTTATGAATATCCGACTTCGCATACTACAAAGCAAATAAAGCTGGAAGCGACGGAATGCAACGGCTCCACCATTACCGAGGTGGCTCTGGAGGGTTATTACAGCGGCACATGGTCAACCACTTACTACATCATGTCCCACGCTATGCTGCAGGATTCCGAAGGGAACCAGATTGCCATCGCAAAGACCGATACGGATGTGGTGTATATAACCGCAACCTTCTACGCCACCTGCACTTCGTCCGGTTTCGGCACAAACGGTGTGTATCCCACGGCTGAGAGCAATTATCTGTCCCGATGGCTACTTACCGGCAGCACGGACGGGTATGTACGCTTTTCACGCTTCCCAGTGGAATACTCCTCAGATATGAACCTGAAGTATCACGGCAGTAAAAGCTATTCCTTCAGTGGCGGTACCGGCAATACAACTACCTATCAGTACGACCTGCCTGTCACTACGTTCCTTGACAGCGAGTGCAACAACCGTATCGTCAAGCACCTCGGCGTCGCCGGGGTCGGTGCATTCACCTTCCCCAATCACGAGGTTTTTCCTCCATACCAGGTAAATCAAATAGTTATCGGTGAAGGCGATGGGGAAACCCAAGAATTCAATATCAAAGCGCCGCTGATACAGGCAGGTACGGCGAGGGTCTACTTAGACGGCGAGGAACTGACCGAAGGAACGGACTTTGTAGTGGATTATGAAAACAACTGCGGCGACTGGTATGAAAATTACCATACGGCGGCGATGACCTGCAAAAGCACCGGAATATCCTTTGGAAACATCGCTTCAAAAACGCCATACTCAGGTCGTAATTATCGAGATCCAATAGCTTGGTGGGATTGTTATGATGATACGCTGTATCCTTCCTCCTGCGTGGTAAGCGACGTAAACCCTATCAAAATAGACTTCGGTTCGTCGAAACCTTGTAACACGCTTAAGATTGACATTTTGACCGTACCGTCCGCAAGGCTCGATACTCTTAAAATTCAGTATTCAACAAACAATGCAGACTGGACGGATGTATCAGGGCTTTCGAGGACGGGTCAGGTCTGGAAATTCACAGAAGTATCGGCGAGATACTGGAGACTCTTTTTAAGCGGCGAAGGCAATGCCACCGTTGTCGTCACATCGAGCGGCATGACAGGATCGCCGATCACCCTTTCCGTGCCTGTGGCCTCATCGGATACGGCGAGCATTGTGGCGGGTAAGATAAAAACAGCTCTTGAAAGTAATGCGAATATTTCAGCTGTATATGACGCGTCGGTCTCAGGCGCGGATGTGATCTTAACCGCTAAAACGCCGGTAGCGAATGTTTCAAGTCTGAATATCGCACTTTCAAACGGTACTTGCTCTGGGCTGACCACGATTTCAACCTCGACCAATACGACTGCCGGAGTCGCCGCCGTAAAACAACAGGAAAATATCTATGTGGCAGGAACCATAGGAACTGCAGGGAACGCGACGGTTGTCGTAACGGCGGCTGGAATGGCAAACTCTCCGATAAACCTTTCGGTGCCGGTTACAAGCGGAGACTCTTCGACAGTAGTTGCGACAAAGGTAAACGCAGCTCTCGCACAAAACTCCGATATTACCGACTTCTTTACAATCAGCCCAGATAACGGAAGATATGTACGTCTGACCGCTAAAGTGGCTGCGGATAATGATCCTACCCTGAATATCAGCATTTCTAATGATAATTGCACAGGACTCACCGCCATACCGACATCCACAGTTGACGCCGCAGGCAATGTGGGAACAAAGCAGGTAGAGACCTTAACCGTATCGGGCAGTGTCAGCTATAACTGGACATACAATTTATATTACCAGAGCTTCCCGACAAGGGACGGTCAGAGCTTTGGCTCAACCTTCTTTTTGGGGAAGACCGTGCCGGGGTTGAAGTTCACTACACCGCCTACGGCAGGTGCGTCGATCACAGCCAGCTTTGCGCTTGAGTACCCGT